GTGATTATTACGAAGACGGATTTTTCCAAATTACCAAAGGCGGTTTGCGTGAAGTCAGCGTAGTGATGTACCCTAACAATATGGAAGCAACAGTGTCAAAGCTAGAATTTTTCAGGCAAGACGGCACTGCTGATTTGAAGATTTTGGAAAAAGCTCTGCGTGAGGCAGGGCTTTCTAAAAAGGATGCGGTCACATCCGCGTCCGTGTTCAAAAAAGTTCTGGAGCAGCGTGAAGTTGTAACAGAAACAATTGAAACCGCAGCCGCACTGAGCGATTCTGAAGCGGAAGTGACCGCAAGCGCAATTCTTGCTGCACTTGAGCAGCGCGAATTGATAAAGCACCTTAACCAACGATTGAAAGATTAATCATGTCCAAAGAAATCATTGAAAAACTTGACGCTATTGAAGCCAAACAAACTGACGCAATCAGCGCCGTAGAAGCAAAAATTCCTGCGGCTGTTGAGGCTGTAAAAGCCGAGTTTAGCGAAATGGTTGCCGCACTAGAGGCCAAAGTGTCTGCCGTGCAAGCACCCGCAGTCATCAAACCAGAAAAAACTGTTCGCGGCGATGTGAACAAGTATGTGCGCGAACAACTGCGTACTATGGTCAATGGCAAGTCATCGTTTGAAAGCAAACTGCAAATTTTTGCTGACGAATCACAGATGGAAGCCTATATGAAAGAGGCGTCAGCGCTGACTGCTGGCGGTAACAACCAAGGTGGTCGCACCGCTTATGACCCTGTGTTTGCTGCTCTGCGTTTGGCTAACCCGCTGCGCGGCGTTTCTCGCACTGTTGCTACTGACGGCTCAAGCTATCAGTTCCGCGTCAAAACAGGCAATGCTGGCGCTCAATGGGGCTACGGCATCCAGAACAACGGCAGCGCGACTACTGAAGACACAAGCATTTGGCAAATTGTGTTGAAAGACATTAATGTCCAGTTCCCAATTCGTACTGCTGCGCTGGACGACATTGACGGCCTGGAAGCAAATGTTGTTGATGACATGCTGGCCGAGTTTGCACAGTCTGAAGCTCAATCTATGATTGCCAACAATGACCAAAGCGGAAGCGGTACATCCGTTGCCACTGGCGGCGCTGATGGCCTTCGTGGTCTTGACCAATATCCGGGTGAAAATTCTACTTACGCTGGCGGCACAACTTCTGTTGCATCGTTTGGAACAAGTGGTACTGGCTCTACAAGCGGCTTGCACAATGTCGCAACATACGACCAGATCACTACTAACGGCAACACTGTTGGCGCAAACAATATCACTTACAACGATGTAATCAACCTTGTTTACGCTTTGCCACAACAATATTGGACTCCAAACACTAAGTTTGTGATTTCTCCAATTCTGTTGAACGCAATCCGTAATTTGAAGGACAACAACGGCGCACCTATTTACAATCGTACTGAAGGTTTGTCGGTTGAAGGCATTGTTGGTCAACTGCTTGGTTTTGATGTGGTGGTTAACAAGTACCTTGATACGCCATCGCAAACCACTGCTGGTTCGGCTGGCACAAACGATTTGTACCCAATGTACTTTGCTGATTGGTCGCGTTTCCACACGATCATTGACCGCTTGAACATGGTTATGCGCCGTTACGACCAGACGCTGCCCGGTTTCATCACCTTCTTTGGTGAAAAGCGTTTGGCAACCTCAATTCGTGACCCGTTTGCCGGTGTGCGTTATCGCTCTACTGGCACGGCAACTTAATTGCAGAAGCCATTGGCAGGGGCTTCGGCCTCTGCCTTTTTTCCCAATTTAAAAAAATGGACAAAGCCATGACCCAAACCCAAACCATTCTGAACGGCATCAAGCAAGCTATCCAAAGTGGCAAGGCAACCGACATAAATTTGCGTGAAGCATCCAGCTTGACAGGTTCTGGTTCAGGCGTAGGCGGCAATGTTGTTTTTGATGCCGCGTTTGCTGCGCTGCGCTACGCCAACCCGTTTCGCGTTTGTGCAAGGGAAGTGGCTGTCATTGGCTCTGATATGCAATTTGTTGGAAAGACGGGTAACGCTGCTAACAGCACAAACCCTTGGGGATACACTTTCACGCCGAACAGCGGCTCACCAAACATCAATACAACGATTTGGCAACTGCCAGTGCGCGTCCTTGTGGCTCAATTGCCCATCCGTACCGCAGTTCTTTCGGATGTAAACAACCTTGACGAAACAATTGTTGATGACTTGATGCTGGAATTTTCGCAGCTTGAAGCAACTTCAATGGTTCAAAACAACGATCAAAGCGGCACAACTACAACATCTACAGGCGGCGAAAGCGGCTTGCGCGGTTTGGATATGTATGTCAGCGCGGGTACAAGCGCTTATGGCACAAGCGGCACAGCAATGACCAATGGCATCCATTCCATTGCAACAATTTCGCTCGCTGGCGCAGCTGTCACCTACAACAAAATTGTGGATGCTGTAAACGCGCTGCCACCACAATATTGGTCTTTGCCGTGTACTGAATGGCACATGACGCCAACAATGATTCAAACTCTGCGGCAACTTAAAGACAGCCAAGGTTTGCCGCTGTTTTTAGAAATTGGCGAAAAAGACGGCTGCGCTGTAGGGCATGTCTTTGGTTTCCCGGTTATTGCCAACCCGTATTTGACAACAGCGTTTCCAATTTATTTAGGCAACTGGCCTAGGTTTCTAACCATTGGCGACACTGAAACAATGAAGGTAACAGGCTTTGAACAGACAGCACCCGGATTCTTGACTATGTTTGCTGAAAAGCGCATGGTTTCATCTGTGCGCGACCCGTTTGCTGGCGTCCGAGTTTCTGCTGCTTAATCGGGGGTCGCATGACTGTTGAGCAAGTTGGATACCTCAACTATGGTGCGCCTACGCGCAACCCG